CCGCATCGGTCGGATTCATGGCAATGCCGGTGGGGGTGTAGCCCTTATTCTGCAGCGAGCCCTGCGCTTCCCGGATGCCCGCCAGGTCAGTGGCGCCGCTGGGCCCCGTAACCCCGATAAGGGTTTGCACCGCTGCCGCTTCCAGCGCCTGCGCCAGACCGCCGCGCAGCTTGGTCTCAACGATGCTGCGAATCCGGGGGTAATCTTCCAGCGCCTGGCGGCTGATGGCTTTCCAGTAGGCATAGGTCTGCAGGTTCGCAGGGGTCTCTGTCGGGGTCAGCGTTGCCTCAGGCTTGGTGTCAGTCTCTGCCACCACCGCCACACCCGTTGCCGGGCCCCAGGTGATATAGGAAACACTGCCGGTGCTTACCTGCTCCCGACCGATGGCCCGCAGAAACGGGGTGCTCTGGAAAGGTCCGGGGGGGCCATCCCAGCGATAGGGCGGGATGTGCAGGTCATCGGTGCTGATGGCGCTAGCGATAGCAGCGCGCTGCTCGATGCCCAGGAAATCCTCAAATTCGACCGGTTCCATGGTGCCCCGGCCCCGGTAATTCTTGAATTGCTCAGAGTCGATGAATGCCTGCCCGGCGCTGACCCGGGTCTGCACCTGGGCGGGCTGCTGGGTCTGGCGGCGCTCGGCGCGCTCATCGGCATCTTCGAGCCGGGCGGCTGTTTCCAGGAATCGGTGGTTTGCCTCTTCGGCGGTGCGCAGCTGCGTGATGGTGCCGTCAAGGTCTTTGATTCGGTTGCCGAATTCATCGAGCTTGTTTCGCTCTTCGGGCAGCGGGTCGCGCTGCTCGGTGCTGCACTTTTCGAGAATGCCCGATACCAAATCAGTAAGGGCGGCGCGCTCATCTACCTTTGAGCGCAGAAATGCACTGGCCATTTGGGGGCCCTCCGTAGGGTGTCAAATCGGAAATGGTTTCCGGCGATTTGACTGGACCCCCTACGGTTCCCAGCACCCGCTGCCTAACGCGGGCCCCCTACGGGTGGCGCTGATTCCGGTCTATGCCCTACGGCTGCGAAATCTTGCGATGGCAACAGTGAACCCCCCGGGGGGCGGGCTGTCAACCCCCGAAATGTCGGGCAGGCTGTCGAGCACCCAGGAAAACTGCTCTCGCCAGGGCTGTGCGCCCCGTACAGCCATTATTTCCGCTTCCAGGTAGGCGGGGTCTTCGACCAGCGAAACGTGATCTAGGCGGGCGCTGGTCACGTGCCGCACCCCATCCCGCATTTCATGCTGGCGCGCGATGAATCCCACCGACAGCCCCTGATAGACCCCTTCCAGGGCATTGGCCCGGGCGCTCACCGCTTCGGGGGTTCGGTTGAGCCGGAACCGGGCCCACAGCCCGCCCTCTCGATCCTGGAATTCTTCGGAATACCCCACCGGCACCCGCTGGCTGCTGTGGTTGTAATCGGTCAGCTTCACTTTCCGCTCTGATGCCATCAGGTCATGGAAAGCGCCCCGCTCGAAAGCTTCGGGGGTGGGCCCCACCCGGTGGGTAATCCGCCCATAGGGCACGCAAATGCCCTCAATGTAATGGGTGTCGCCCTCGCTGCGGGTTTCAAATTGCTGCGGCTCGGCATAGGTGGTTTCCATCAGATTTCCGTTTCATCGGTCGGGGGCTCTTCGGGCTCGGGGGCAGCAGCGGGCGCAGCTTCGGGGGGTGCTGCGCCCGCTGGCATCGGCGGCAGGTCTTCAAATTCCCTGACTTCATCAATGGTCAGGAAACCCGCATTTAGACCTGTCTGATAGGCGGCATAGCGGGCGGTGGTGTCAGCGCGCAGCATTTGGTTGAAATCAATTTTCAGCTGGGTGCCTGCTGCCAGCACCGCATCAATTGCCGCCTCAATTTTGCGGGCCAGCACCATTAGGGTGTCTTGCACATACTCTGCGTTAGCCATTTCTAGGGTCTGATATTGCATGCTGTCGCCCATGGAAATGCCCAGCTTGCCAGCGGGCACCCCAAATGCCAGGGCCAGCTCCCAGGCAGACAGCCGCTTTATGTCGATATATTGCATGGTCTGCATGTCGAGCTGCACCGGGTTAAATTCGGTGGTGGCATTCAGCACAGCAATTGACTTCGTAACCCCGCCATGGTTTCGCATCCATGCGCGTTTCAGCTCATCCGCCTGCGCTTGGGTTAGGTCGGGCTTGCTGGATTTCAGCCAGCCATTGGGCACACCCCGGCGCAGCAGATTGTCACCGAATCCGCGCACGTGCGCAGCAAAGCCCAAATCTGCCGCATGCGCCTGCAGCACACCCAGCCCCCGCCGGTGGCCCGGGCGCACCATGTACCGGGTTACCAGCAATTCTCTGCTGTCGATTTCCTGCCAGCCCGGCATATCGCCATCGGTGTTATCCGGGTCGGGCACCCACCAGCGGCCATCGGCTGTTAGCTCTAGGTGCAGCGGGTTGAGATTGTAGAGCGGCGCGACAATGGGCCCGGTCGGCTCATCATTCTCATCCCGCACCCGGGGGGTGTAGGTGATGCCCTCCCCCAGCAGCAGCATGCTGCGCAGGTGCTGCGACCAGAAATCTACCGCGCTGAATCGCACCAGCTGGGTGGTGACCTGCGCCCGCCTGCCATCGGCAGCCAGATTCTGCGGGTCGGTAATCCAGCTGGCGGTGGGCAGCTGGTCGCGCCCCCGGTAGGTCTTCCAGGGCATGCTGCTGATCTTGTCGGCGGTCAGCTGCAGGCAGCGCGACACCACCGGGCTGGCCCAGCCATAGAGACTGGGGCCCAGCTCGGCATCCGGCGGGGGGTTGCCCCAGGGGCCCCCGCTGCCGTCGCCATCGGCGGGCCCATCCCACCACAGCTGCTGCCGGTCAACTTCCCAGCCATCGGGGGTGTTTATCAGAATGTCTCTGCCATCGGTGGCGGTGTGAATATTCCCCGCACCGGGGCCCACCACCCCCGGGCTCAGAAACGGGTCATTCTCTGATGGGCTGGGCAGCGTGATGGCGGGCATGATTCGCAGCATCCCACCCGATGCGAACATTTCAGCCCGGGTCATCCAAAGATTTTTCCCCGTTACGGGTGGCCCGCATCCGGGCAGCTTCCCTGACCGCGCGCTGGTCGGGGTGCACCCGGCGCTCATGGTCGGCTGCCAGCGACCAGGCTGCCTGCTGGGTAACGCCCAGGTCTTGCCAGCCACAATCGGTGCACACCACCACCGTGGCCCAGCGGCTGCGGTCATATCGGATGGCCACCATTGGCCCCCTTAGAAAATTTGGCTGTCAGGCACCACCGGGCGGTGCGATGCCGCCCAGCGCGCCAGCGTGATGGCCACCAGGGGTGCCTGGCTGACCCCCACCCGGCGCTCAAATTGCCACCCCCGCCCGGGGGTGCGCTCGGCTGCGCTGGCAGCTTCCACCAGGCGCTGGTGGAAATCTGAGGGCACCCAGCGCACGCTGCCCTCTCTGAGCCCTGCCTCTGCGGTGTAGCAGGCAGCGATGAAATCCTGCGAGCGGATGGGCAGCAGCTTGTGCGCCACGCTGGGCACTTCCGCCAGCCGCGCCAGCAGGTCATGCCCGGGCCCGTAATCATCGACCGCCAGCACATCGGCACGCGCCGCCAGCTGTAAGAGCGCTTCGAGCACCCAGGCATCCCCGGGGCGGTGGTCTATCACTTCGACCACATCGGCGCCGCCCTCGGTGTGCACCGCTGCCGCTATCGAGCTGGACCGCCCAAACGGGTCAATGTCCACCGCCAGCGCCGCCGGGCCATCGGGCATCGGCTCGGTGCTGGCGCCCGCCTGCATAAAGCTGTCTTCGCTCAGCGCCGACCAGCGCCGAATAGCAATCGCACCGGGCCAGCGCCCCAGGTATTCCGCTGCGGCATTCTCAAGCCCCAGCCCCTGCGGGGTGAAATCTGCGCGCAGCTCTTCGGGGCGCAGCAGCCCATCCCCCAGCGCCGGGTGATACCGCCACCAATTCCGCTCATCGGTCGGGTCTTCATCATCCGGTATCGAGAATTCAAAGTAAGCCAGCCCGGTGCGCTCATCATTCTGGACAGCTGCGCGCCCGCGCTCTTTCAGCTGCCACAGCCAGCTGGTGGGCCCATTCATTCTGGAAATATTCGAGCTGCGCCACATCTGCCCATGGCCCCGCATTTCCGCCAGGGTCGGGCGGGCAGCTGCCATCAATTCCTCACCCCGGGTGTTGGTGAACACCAGCGCTTCATCAAATCCCAGGTGCATCAAGCCATCACCGCGCACGCTGGAAATGGTGGGGGCAAATACCTGGATGGCTGCAGCGGTGGGGCTCTGCCAATCGCGCGGGTCTAGGGTCAGTGCCGTTTCAGATATCGCACTGCGCAGATTGTGCGCCACCTGCCACTGCACCGGTGTGAGTGTGCGCCGGTACGGCTCTACTAAATCCTTCATGAAACGCTGCCGGGCTTTGACCAGATTCTGGGCGGTGTGTGCGCCGATGAATGGCACCACCTTGCCGGTGTCCAGGGTGGTCGGCGGGCACAGCGCCCGGAAGAGCGGCACCCCCATCAACGTGATGGTCTTACCGCCCCGGCGCCCCACAATCACGTCAATGCTGTGGTAAGCCCAGGGGCTGCCGGGCCCGTCGATTCGCTCTAGGCCCACATCGAGCACATACCGCTGCCAGCGGGTCGGGCGCTTGCCGGTG